TATTAACGGCTTCATATGATTGCATAGGCTGATCATTCAACTCGTTAATAATTTCTATAGCCTCATCTCTAGTTACTGAAGGTAAGTCTTCAGCCATAACTTCTACAATATTAATATCTCGTTCTGGAAGCTCATCTAGTAATCTGCTAAGAGCCCCCATAAGTGTAGAAATAACTTCTTCGTTACGATCTTCCTGATCAAGAGCAGCTTCTAACAAAGTGTATAGTTCATTATATAAATCAATCAAGACGTTCTTAGCTTCGTCCTCATCATCAGTAAATAGATCAGAGTCTAACACCCTATCTGCTAGGATAGGTGTATCATTCTCAAAATCTACTGTCTTTATAGTCTTTAGCACCGC